CCGTCACACTCCTTACGAAAGTTTAAGAGTTTAGGGATATAGGGTGTTAATCCAAATCCCTCTAGCAAAGATAGGGTGTTAATCCAAATTTGCTAGCACTTCTCCACACTTCCTTTTAAGGAGGTGGGGAAGGAGGTGTTTTATGTCTGAAGAAACAGCATTTAATGAAATAATGTTGGCGACTATAGATAATTCTCACGAGAATGATATAGATATTGCAAACATTATTATTGAAAAATCTGGTTTTGTTGAAGATTACTTTAGTTATGAAGATATATTAAAGGAAATTAGAAGGCAAAAGAAAAGACTTAAACACTAAGGCGATACAGTAATCCTGCAATGCTGAAGAACTGGAATTGTATGTTGTGAACATTCGGGCTCGGGTAGGGCCAAGTAGGATTGTGTTTGATGTTTAATTTGAACATTAGATTTACCTCTAGAGTTTATCTAATCAAAGCTATTACACAAAGTAATCAAGAGTTCCTGAAAAACTACCCAAAACTATTTTATGAATTTTAATAATCAATTACAAATTATCGAAGGTATCATTCAAGGTGATGATGTGGACACACGAGTTGATTGTCCTTTTTGTAATCACACCAACACACTCACAATTAAAAAATCAGAAGGCAAAGTTATGTGGTATTGTTTTCATGCCTCATGTAATGCCAAAGGTAATATTAAAAAGGAAATGTCTATGAAAGATGTTGAAAAGTCCATATTACTATCATCAAATGCGGATATTAAAAAAAAATTTTTTATTCCAGAAAATTTTGTATCAGTTTACAATACAGATAAGTGCACAGATTATATGAAAAAAAACCATTGTATGGTTGCATATATGAATGGGTTAGTAGATATTAAA